AGAATCATACGCATTGACGATAACAGCTTTAGTCATTAGCATTGGCGGTATTATAATTGGAGTCGTTAACCATAAGAGAGTCAGAAGCAGCTGTTGTGGTGTCAAGGCAGAGGTGACTCTAGACATTGAGCAAACATCTCCAAAATATGAACCGCCTACAAAGTAGATGGAGGCAGCTAAAGCGTACGCACTAGGAGATGATGATATCAAGTCTTTGCTTGGTGGAGATATTAAGATAACATCGTATCCAGAATTGAAATCAATTCATGATATCCGGCAGCTATTTGATAGGCGAGGTAGAGCAATTATATTCTTTCCGCAGCAGAATGAACAAGAAGGTCATTGGTGCTGTATGATTAAGGATGGAAAACATATTGAGTTTACAGATCCGTATGGTGAGGAACCAGACGCACAGAAGGATGGATTATCTGAAGATAAACTACGGAGTATGGGAATGGACAGAGATGATCTAACACGACTATTGGATGAATCCGGCTGTAGAGTTATCTATAATAAGATACAACTACAGAAGCTAGATGATTCTGTTCAGACGTGTGGTCGTCACTGTGTCACACGACTCTTACATTATAAAATGCCTATTGCTAAGTTTAGAGCTATGATTGCGAGATCTGGAATGACACCAGATGAATTTTCAGTGAAAGCAACGTACAATGATTTAGGAAAATAAACTCTATAAATAGATATGTCCTATTCATACAAAAGTATTGTAGATGGCGGGGCTGATACTGACATGATTTATTACAATGCTCTCATCACATCTTCGGGTCAGAGAGGGACTGAAAATTTTACTCCAGCAGTAAGATTTAATGAATCCCGAGATGCTCCCATTGTAAGAAATGCCTCATCGTACTATTTTTCTATCATTCGTTTTGCTATGAATGGTCCCAATAAAAATTTACCTCTCTTTATTCCACTTATTCAACTAAACTCCCTTACGTATCCGAGTCAGATAGATCCAAACATCACAATCTATGCTACGACGATACCCTATCAGCGAGAATGGTATTTTGAGGCTCCACTTGGTAACGTAGTCAGTCATGTATTCACAATCACTCCTAACTCAACACCACTTACCTACTCGCCAGAGACTGTGAATTTAGACATTGCTCCAGTACCTTATTCACCGGCAACTGGCCTTGAGAAGCAAGATATCAGTACACGATACTACTGGGTCTATACGTATAAGCACTGGGCTACTCTTGTCAATACCAATATGCTAAATGCTCTTACAAACACATATAATGAGTTCAAATTGGCGTGGAATGCATACCCATTAATGGCATCTGTCTTTCCATATCCAACATTTGATAATTTCTTAATCGCTCATGATGCTCCATTTATTCGGTATGATGAGTCTGAGAAGCGGTTTGAGATCTACGGCGACACTCGTGCTTTCAACATGGCTTCTCAATGTACAGCAGTTGATCTAGGTGTTCAACCAGCAGTTCCAGCATTCGTTGCTCCAGCGGTACCCGTTGCACCTCTAGCAGCTGCTATTCCCAAATCAGATGTCTATCTCCGACTATTCTTCAACTCAAATCTCTATGGGCTTCTCACCAATTTCAACAATACATACTACGGAGCGACTCTAGGAACTCCTATGATTTTCCCACTGACTGGAGTTACCCCGGTCACCATTGGCGGTGGTCTCCTTACAAATTTGTGTGAGTACACGAATGAAATCCTATTTACAAACCAGCAGTATACAAATATCTTGAACAACAACCCATTGTTACAAGGACTGAATGCAGTCCCTCCTCCTAGCTACAATCCCTTCTTCTTGATCCCCGCGTATAAGCAGAATCTCTACTGGATCTCAGCGCAAGACTACAATTCAACCAATTCTCTCTGGTCTCCTTGTGCTGGCCTTGTATTTACGTCGTCTTTATTGCCGATCAAGAATGAATACACCTCCCGACCAGTTATACTCGGTACCACAAATATTGGATCAACGGGTAGCCCTTCAGCATTTGAACCCATTATTGCTGACTTTGTAGTTGATCAACAACAAGAGAAGGCAGAGGGCTGGCGAGACTTTACATTGTACGAGCCAAATGCCGAGTATCGTCTCTCATCTATCCAAGCATCCCATGATGAGATTAGAAATTTAGACATCAATGTCTACTGGCGCTACCGATTGACTGGGGAACTCATCCCTCTTACAATGTTTAACTGTTCAGATGTGTCCATCAAGATACTATTCAGAAAAACAGACTGCCGATCATAAAGATTAATAAAGATAAATATAAAAACAACGTGCTAATCCATTGTTTTTTTATTATGGATTATTAGGATAACAAATGAGCGCTGACATTGCTAAGCTTGCCGTGTTTGATGATCGTATTGTACAGCAAAGGCCCGCATTCGCGGTAGATAAAGGGGCGCTTTCACTCACAAACACCCCCGTCTCAGCGATTTCGCAATCCGCTTCTCAGCACACGTACAATTACTACGCCCCATCTGAGAACGTGTTTATCGGTCGTGATGTCAATTGGTCATCAACAGTTAATCTTGAACTCAAAGTTCGTCTCAACAACTCAGCACCCGGTGGACAGTTCCCTATTAACCAAGCTCTCTTTCAGCCCGGCGTAGATGGCTCTCTTGCAGCATTTCCTCTCAACTCCCTCTGTGCCACAATGACAGCGACAATCAACGACACAACTGTAACCATCAACTCTCAAGATGTTCTTACAGAGGTTCTTCGTCTTACAGATTACAAGCCTAACCGTGTTGAGCGCACATGCCCCACGATGTTGGACAAATACCAGCAGAATTTCTACGCAACTGGCGCACAGAATGATCCCATCTCTGGCTACACGAATGCCTCACATGACTTTGAGCAACCCAACGGCGCATGGAACAATATTGTCTTTACTAATCCTCAAGGTACTCTCCTTTCTGGTTCAGTTCTCGCTGCATACACATCAAATGGTATTGTTGTGAATACAATTGATGGTGTTCCCGTCTCAACGGATCAAGGTGCTGGTGTAGTCAATGGTCTATATTCAGTCTTTCTCCGGTGGCGAACGACTGAGAAGCTCTGTCTCAGTCCTTTTGTCTTTGCTGAGGAACACAGTCAAGAGACTGGTCTATTCGGTATCAACAACATCCAGCTCCAGATGAACATGCGTGATCCTAATCGCAGTATGCGTCTTCGTGATGCATTTGTTGGAACAACTGAGAAGCTCTTCTACGGCGGTGGGGCAGCAGCATCCACATGGCTTCCTCCTCTCTCTTACAATGCTTTCATCAGTTCTGGTCCCTTTCAAGATTCTGTCTTGAATGTACAGAGCTTTACACCCAGTTTAGACTTGCCGCTTCCTCCAAAGTCGGTCGTTCCATACATGAAATTCCCTCGTTTCATCTCACAGCCTTTGACCACAGCCATGGCTGCTGGTGAAGTTGCGACACTAGCATCTCAGACAATTACTCTTCCTCAGATCCCAGATCTTCTCATTATCTACGTCAAGCCGATCGCAGATCCAGCCTCTACGGCGATTGATAGGAGTCTTGACCCTACTCTTCCTCAGTATGGTGCCTCTTATCTTCCACTTGAGTGTTCTGTTAACGGCGTACGAACTGTAGCACCATTCTCTCTCAACTTTGATAACTTCTCGGGTCTCCTTTCATCAGCGACTTCCGAGCAGCTCTATCACATGTCAGCGAAGAACGGTCTCAATATGGATTGGAATACTTGGTCTGGTATTGCTAAGGTCAGCAATGGAGCAGTAGGATCATCTGTTTCAACAACTGGCGGATTTCTTGTTCTTAAACCCGGTGTTGATGTGACACTCCAGTCTGGACAAGCCTCATCATTGGTTGGGAACTTCACACTTCAATTCTCAGTTCGTGTACGCAACACATTTGACTTCCCAATTCAACCCCAGATCTTTGTCATTACGGCGAACAGCGGATTCCTAGAAACCATCCGTGGATCTTCAAGAATTATTAAGGGTGTCCTCTCCGAGCAAGATATCATCTCAGCACCTCTTGCTCCGGTTGGAACTGGTGTGGGTCTTGCCCGTGTTGTGGGTGGTAACATGATGAAACTCGCAACTCGTCTAGGATTAGCTGGAAGCGGAGGCGGTCGTAATATGGCGTCTACTGGTCCCTCTGCCATGAGTGGTGCTAAGGTAGGATCGGGGGCGTCACGTTCTCTCTCTCAACGATTAATGTAATTTCACATTTATTTTATGCATCTTTAGTATAATAATGTCGTTGGAATCACTTGCGGATCCTTTATCTTCCCTCCGATACCTTCCACGTGGTATGAACTTCGCCACCGCTGAGGAAGTTGCCGTAAATGACGCCTACTGGGCAGCGACACACCAGTATGTTAAGAATGATGTTGCTCTTTCTTCAGTTGACGATGGTGCGTACATCTTTCTTGGTGGTACAACAAACGTCACCACCGCATTTGGCGGTGCTGATCCTTCCGCAGATCCGGACTGGGTATCATTGAAACCATCTGGTGTGAACACGCTTTCTGGTCCCATTGTTCCAGTTGCTACTGGAGGAGCAACCGCGGCATACACAATGACGGTTAATTCTCTCACCGGCCTATCAGCATCTACAACATGGTGTGTGTCATGGCAGTGTACTGCTACTAAGGCTATTGCTTTGGTCGCTTC